ATATCCCTTTCTTGACCTGAAAGATAGTAATCGTTTAAAGGTAATATATCCATCTCACCTGTACTGTCATCTACCTTGGCAACCAAATTAAACATCTTAAAAATACCTGTCATAAAGTCTATTACTTTCATATCTGGTACTTGCCTCATAATCTCTGCTCTTTGTGGAAAAGTATAAGCACCTTCTATTGATTGATAGGTATGTGTTTTATCATTGCTACTCCAAGCACTATCAGATATAGATGCAGAATAAGAACGACTTTCGTAGAACTCATCTATAGTCATTTCTACATCATAATCAGCAACACTACCATCAGATGTTATTCTAAACCTAATATCCCAAGTCTTGTAGTCTATTGATTTTAACTCATACTGAATAGAATCACCAGACAAACTTGTACTTCTTTTGGATACTAATGGAGTAGTACCATCAAATATCTCCATAGTGTATTCTACATCTCCAGCTATAGGCTGAATAATTTCTACATCAAACTGTATTTCAGTTCTGTGTCTTACTTGCGATAACTGCACGTACTTTGTGTAAGTATTTATAGGTAGTAGTTCTTGGTCTGCACCAGAAGTATTAAAATCAGTTTTACCATTATTAGCGTACGCTATGAAAGTCTTAGAAAATGTTTCTTCACCACCAATACCTTGTGTTAAAGAGCCTTTCTTGTTATGTAGTAGTAAATATAATTCATTTAACTTTGAGCCATAAACAAAACAGTCTTGTTTTATGTTTATAGAATCATACTTTTCGTCTATTGCTTTAAATATGTGAGCAACTTTTATTGCAGGTTTTAATTGAGTGTGTCTTAGACCATAATTAGCATCTGCACCACTATTGTCTTTATAAATATTTACAGAAAAACCTTCTTGAAATTCAGTATCAGCAGTTACCCCACTACCATCATAAAACCACTTGTTTTGAACAGATATTAAAGGGTATATTATATCTTTTGATATATTAGTAAATTCTTCCATAGCAGTACCATTATACTGCAATCCTTTTTTTAAACCACTACTTACATTAGATAAGTTAAATTCGTGGTCGAATCTATTTAGATAATCTAAGTCAGATAACTTATCTTCTCCTATAACATCTCCTAAACCACTTAAAGCACCAAAGAAGGTAAGGTTGTAAGCATAAGGATAACCATTCTTTATTTTAGCAGCAGTTAGTCTTATATAACCTTGCTTAAAGAATATACCGTTAATAAATATTCTTGCTCTTTTCTTAATTCTTGCATCAAATGAATTTATTAGAGATGTAGAATAATAGTGCTGAAATATCTTGTTGTTAGTTTTATTAGCAGGTACAACAAATTCTTTTGTATAATCCGTAAAAACAACATCAAACTCTTGTATATTCTTAATAGTTTCAGTAATTTCTATAGATTCAAAGTCAAAGAAATCTACTAATTCATAATTAGCTTCTCCATCTATAGTATTATTAGAAGTGTCAATATAAAGCTGTGTTTTTAATCTCATTATCCTACATTGTTTATTACTTCGTGAGCAAATTCAAATTCTATTGTGTAGTTTATTAGTTTTTCGTTTACGTGTTGTTTATATTGTAATTCAGAAGTACCTAAATTAACATTATAAGTTTTATTTTCTTTATAATCGTATAAGGTAACTTCTTCTGATAATAATAATTGTCTAAACGCTTCATTCATTTCTTCATCTACAAATCCACTATTTAGCGTTATCTTCTCTTTACCATTTACGTTAAAGTCATTCATCGTTTTAATACCATCACCAGAAGAATACATTGCAATAGAATTTCCTCTATAAACCTCTTTATTTACAGTAATACTTTTGTCTGAACGCTTAAAAAACCATAAATTATCATAAACACCATACCTATTAATAAACCTAACTAAATACGGTTTATGTTTACACTCTTCTATTGTTCTTACTGTTAATTTATGAGTATCTCCTGATTCGTTAGATATAAATATTTCATCATAGTCTTCAATCTTAAATTTATCAAAAAAATCGTTTATACATTTATTATCTTCATAAAAACCAGAATCTTCTAATACTCTGTACCTGTAAGACACTATATTAGTATCCCCTAAATTGTCATCTTGCCCTACACTCGAAGCTATATACACACCACTAGAGCTAAATTCATTTGACAATGTAACAACTTTTCTATTTACTACAATTCCATTTCTTTTGTAAAAAATATAAACTTTTTCATCTGCAACAGGAGAGTCTGCTATTAACTTGTTAAACGTATTTACTAAAGGTATCTCAATATCTGAATCATCTAACTTGTAAACCACATCAGTAGAACCTGCATAATACGCCTTAGCCTTCAATTCACTTGAAAAATCTTTATTATAATCATCTGTAGAGTACAAATACCCATCAGTCGCATAATATTCTGAAATAACATCTGATTGAGCAACGCCAACCTTACTACCAGATACGGTAATTCTAACATACTTAGATAACTCTCTATTATATTTAGAGTAGCCACTACTTCCATACCAAATAAACCTATCACCCAAGTAATCCCTTATAAATGGAGATACATCCATTAAGTAATTATTCCTAAAGGCTAGGTTATATGTTTTTTCTATGTAAAAATTAAACCCATCCTCATAATAACCTATTTCTAATTTAAGAGTAGCATCATTGTCTAAGTCTTTTCTACTTACAAAATATGGACTTCTTGTTAATATTAAACTCATTATTGTATTTTTATATTATCAAACTCAAATGTTTGTTTCATTCCTTCTATAAGTTCTAACCTATACGCTTCTGTAATCTCTCCTGCAAGTTTACCTTCCATTTGTTGATTAACTCTTTGTATAATTCTTGAACCTCTATAACCATACCTTTTAACAGTACCTTTCTTATCAATGCTTTTAGCTAAAGCATAACCTAAACTAAGAAAACTTCTATCTGTCATTTTCTTAAACCTACCTTTACTATCTCTAAGCAGAGGTCGCATACCCTTTCTTTTCGCCCACTCTGCTAATTTCTGTGCAGGTGGTCTACTCCATCTCTTTAAATAACCATTAGAACCCAATAAATGAGCATACTTCTCATCAGATGTTATAGAGAAACCATTATCAGTTACCTCAAACCTAATAGAGTTCTTTAAATCACCTTTATCAACTAATTCTTCCTGTATTATTAGTCTTTGTATAGCCTCTTTATAGTCTTTAGCTAAATCTGATAAAACTTCCTTTAATTTACCCATTTTAACAGATTGTAACGTTGTTTTTAACTCTAATTGATATAGTTGCTTCCCAACCTGCTAAAAGGTTCTTAAAACGCTCTTTAAATGGCTCTGCAATAGGTTCGTTGTCTAATTGATATTGAGTTCTGTATAAATCACCTCTTCTAAGACTTGTTATAAGACCATTAATAACTGTTAACTGAGTGTTTAATACATCGTGTAAGTTGTCATTACCAAAGAAATCATCAAACTCTGTTTCTTCATTACTAAAATCAACTATATCAGCAACCAGTACAGAGAAGTCAAATATCAGCATATTATCCTCATTTCTTACTCTTTCTACGAAAATGTGAGATAATGGAAATATAGTAGTCTTATCTAAGTCTATATCTGATAAATCCCCAAAAGTAACAGTATTTATGCTATTATTTGCTCTTAAAGCATCTTTAACTGCATCTACTGCTGTATAAAATTCTCTCATCGTTTCATATTTTGTTTCATAATCTTATTCTCTGTTTCGTTTAATTCCTTAATGTATTCTAAGTACATTAATGCTTTATGTACATTTAAGGTTGTAACTTCATCAAATTTCGTAACATCTCCCTGTGCAAGTGTATAGATTGCTTGGTATCCACCCCACTTTTTTCCGAAGGATTGTCTAAGCGATTCTCCACGTTCTCCTGTAACTGTTGAAGTGTACAATCCATCGTATAAAGAGGCAATTTTTTCGCTAAATTGTAAAAAAAAACCCTTACACCTAAGTAAACATCTAAAGGTGCATCCTTCATTATGTCTGATAAGTGGTCTGAACCTTTATACCTCTGTATATGATACGCATCTCCTTTTCTGTACTGAACAGGTCTATACAATACAGCCATTGCTCTATGTGCTGTCTTATAATCGTAAATATAATTCTCTAAATCCTTATACTCACCATAACTCATTTCGTCTAAGTTAGGTACTAAACCAAACTCAACCTCTACACCATCAGTTCCTCTTAGTTTAAAGGTATTAACTCTAATATCATTCTCACCTAATACATCTCCTAAGTGGTCTAATACCTCTTGAAATTGACTTAAAGGTATACTATTAATAATCTTTAAATCTAAACCACAAAAGAACTGTAGTGCTTTTAGGTTAATAAACTCATCACTATCTTTTACATCTTTATTTTTTTCTAAAACGTCTTGAAACTTCTGCCAGTCCTTCAGTTTTATATCCCTCTTTGTTGCAGGTATTTTAATAATAAATTCTTCCATATACTATTATAACGTAAAAGGTAAAATTTATCTTTATATGTTAAAATATGTTAAAATTTGTTAAAAAGGTTGTGTAAGTCATTTTATATTGTATCTTTGCTATGTATTAATTAAAAAACAAGTTAAATGAAAGATTTAAAACTATATGAAACAATAGCTACCACTATACCTACTTTTGAGTATATTAATGGTGTGGCGTATGAGATAACTATAGACGCAGATAATATGCAGTTGTCTTTAGATAGAAATGGTACATTAGGTTTACAATGTAAAAAGAAGATGGAATTATCTACAGAACTTATTAGTAGTATAATGAATATTTTAGAGCAGAGGTTAAATAAAGAAGTTGATAAAAATAAATTAAATTGGTATTATGAAGCTAACTAAAGAAATGCTTGCAGAGATTAAGTATGAGTACAATAATTTTAAGAGTGTATTAAAGATAGACCCTTTTCAAAAGACCAGAAAACAACCCACACCCTTTCTTAGAGCAGTATTTTATAAGATATTATATTGCAAAGGTTTTAATGACCAAGATACAGAGGATATAATGTTTAGATTAGGTTACAAGGTAGACAGGTCTACTGTTTATGTAGGTATTAGTGGTTTAGAAACTAACTATAAGATGAACCCTACTTGGAGGTACTATTATGATAAGTTCTTCACAGACTTTAAAGAAAGATATGAACCAGTACACATACTTAATAAAAAAGATGATAGAGAGAAAGATAAGTTGGATAAGCTAATAGACGACATACCTAAAAACAAGAGAGAGGAAATATATGAGTTGGTTAATCTGAGAATAAAATCTTGGAGTTGGAAAAGTAAAGATAGGTGTGAGATAATCGAAGGTAGTTCTCCATTAGAGGATACTTTTTAATAAATAAAAACAGATATGATACAAGGAGTACAACCTAAATATAGGTTAATTCGAGAGAGAGATAAGTTAATAAAAGAATCAGCTAAAGTGTTATGGTTAGAATGGAATGAAGATGGTACATTTAAAGATAAGTTTGAATTACCTGCTGTAGGTCGTTCATTAATTATGTCGCCATTTAATAATTTCTTTACTTGGCAGACTACAACAATAACAGAGATTGTAGAGCAAAAAGATGATTATGTAAAGTTTAAAACAGAGAATAGTAATTACGAATTATTTAAAATAGATAAAAATGAATAAACAAGAAGAATTAGACAAAGCATTCACCAGATTCATATTAGTATGTATCTCATCAGAAGCTACAGGACAAAGATTAATATCACAAGATGTTTTAAACATTAAAGAACTTGCTAATAACGTTACTGATATAGTAAAATCTCCTATAGACCTTCTATACGCAGACATTATAGATAACTTTAGAGATTTAGAGTTGAATATGGTAGTTAGTGAAGAAATAGGATTAGAAGACCTTACAGAAGATGCAGAATGGGTAGATATGATAACAGATTTAGTAGAACAAATAAAAGAACATTATTATTTAACAATTAAACAATAGAAATTATGAAAGCAATTAAATTATTAGTAGTAGCATTAGTATTAACTTTTTCTTCTTGTGTAGAAGAATATGAACAGCCAATAGAGTGTAATAGTGATAAGGATTTCTGTGGTATAGTAGAGAGTTCTACCCTTAAAGACAATAACAGGTATGAAACATTACTTAGATTACCTTGTGGTAAAGAGTTCTGGAAGATTATAGAAACTAATGATGAAAAAGCTAAAGGTTCTGTAATATGTGATTTAAGAGATGAGAAAATAAAACTATAAAAATAACAAAGCCAAGCCTCACGTATCGTAGCATCCACTATGTAGAGGTTTGGTAATGTTTAACTACAATAGATAAAACTTATAGAAATGTAACATACTATATTATTTATTTATAGTTATCGATAAACGATAATTTTTATCAACTAAAAATAAATTATTTCGTTATATTGTAGTAGAGAGTAAGGATACTACCAAACTTGTGTCATAATTGTAAGGCACTTGGTTCAGTTAAATTAAATCTGTTTAGTAATTGCATCAGTATCCTTTATACATTTCGTAATGCAACCCAGCTGATATTCAAACTAACCAGTATAATAGCTAACCACTTACTTAGCAAGTAAGAAACTTAAATGTATAGGAGGGTTGCGTTAATTAGTATTAATATTAAGATATAAAATAGATTATGAAATATTGTAATAATTGTAATAAAGACACAGAACGCTATAGTTCTGGACATTGTAAACCTTGCGTTCGTCAACGTAACGAAGTTTTAAATAAAAAACGAAGTGAAGTTGGTGTTAAGTATATTAACTATGAGAAAGTATCAGAATCGAGAGTTGTTTTCAACAAAGAAAACTACGAAAGATTCGATATAAAAAATATACTTCTGTCTAATAAAGATAAGTATATTTACTTCTTACTAAAGAATGAGGAGTTAGTTTATATAGGTAAATCTAATGGTAGCTTGTTAGGAAGAATAAGTAGTCATATAAAAGATAAAGATTTTGATGACGTCTATGTTAGAGCCGTTAATGATGTTAAATCATTAGATAAGTATGAAAAGAAATGGATAGAAAAATATAGACCTAAACTAAATAAAGAATTTATATTTAATGGCATAACATACGATATATTTGACCTTAAAACAGAAGAAAAAATAACAGCTACTAAAGAAGAACTAATCAACACCATAGGCTGTAATAAACATACAATAAATGGATTCCTTAATGAAGACAGAAAAAAGTTATACAATAGATACGTTCTATATAAGAATAGACCTAAAGAATCTAACTTTAAAAATGTATTAGATAATCATACTGGTATAGTTGAAAAACATAACTACATAACGTTTGCTGAAAAAGTAGGTAAATCTCAAAGCCAAGTATGGTACTTTATGAATGGATTACATAAAACATTTATGAAGAAAAGATATACGTTAATTGATTAAGATTTGTGAATTCATATAATATCCTGTTAAATTCTTGAGCATTTGTAACTAAGTATTCTAATATCTGATTTTACGTTAAACGACTTCTAAGCGACTTTAATACACTTCTGGTACCTTAATATTAAATTATTGTTTGGATTGATTAGGAGGCTTAAAAAGGGTGAAATAGAGTGGTTTAATTTTCCAATCTATATCACATATCAAAATCAATACCTTTAAAAAATATTTGTATAAATTATCTTTATATAAAGTACCTTAATTATAGGGTTTATTTATGGTTAATTATAAGGTATAAAAAAAGGTACTTTTTTATAGTACCTTAATTTAATTTAGTTATTTTTTTATTGTTAAAAATTCTTTTTTGATGCAGCTTATCACCTTAAAAAATGTAAACTTATTTTTGTGTCTTATAAGGTCGTCCGTTAAAATATATTCATTAATTATATTGTTTTGTGTATTAAAGCAAATGAAAGCCTTTTTTGTGTTTAGTATCTTTTTTGCTGCTGCTGGTTTTAGTTTTATTGCATCCATATTCTTATTTTTAGTAATTGTTAATAACAAAGCCTGATGTATCTTTCTTAGCATCACCTTTTGCTTTTAAACCTAAAATAACGCCTTTGTATTTTAGCATTTCAAGGTCTGATTTATCCCCGTCAACAACTTTGATATTTTTATATTTTTTAGGTAGTTCACCAGAAAAAACAACAGCTATATTTATACCTTTTTCAAGTCTTATTTTTTCACATTCTTTTAAATTACTTTCAGACTTACTAAAAGTTAGTGTATAATTTTTATGATTTTTATACCTAATAGCACGTGCATAACTTTTTGTGTAGTCATAAAAATAAACTTTGTCGTATGGTATTAAATTAATGTGATAATCCTGGTATTTTGCCATTAAGTAAACGAAATCAATATCACTTGTACCGTTTAATCTAAATGCTACCTTATAATCGTTTTTTGCTGCTTTAGTTACTTCTTTTCTAATCTCAGAAACCAACTGTTTTATAAATTCTTTTTTGTCACTTACAAAATAGTTAGCTTTATTAATCCTACTTTTTTGAACGTTTGAAAATTTACCCCTACCAGCACTATATAAACAACTTGCAATGCATCCTTTTGATGCGTTCGGACATAGTGTAATTTTTTTGCTGTTTAAATTGTGTGGTGATAAATATAGTATAAACGTTTTTATATCGTTTTTAGCTGTTTTGCTGTTAGTAGTACCTTTGCTTAAAAGGTTTTTAACTGGTTTATATTGTTTCATTTTTTTAAGTTTTATAAATTATAAATTTCTTTAATCATTTCTTTGCCCTCGTTGTAATTCTCGTTACCATACTTGTAAAAATTCTCTATCAAATCAAAAACTATTTGATTATCTAAATCATTTTTTAAAAGTAATGTATTTAGATTACTAATTAATTGGCTTTGTTTTTCTTTTGTTGTCATTTTGTTTATTTTAAAGGTTTATAAATTATTGTTATTTTTTGTATATTCAATTTCTAATTTTGATTGCAAATTGTGAGCGTATCTACTATATCTATAGTTTTTGCTTACTTGTTTTTTGGTATGTTCATCTACTACTATAAAAAAATCATTTTCTATATAAACCTCAAATCTATTTGTGTACATTTTACTTATTTTAATTATTGTTTTACGGTTACAAATCTACAATACATTTTCGATATAAAAAAATAAATTGACAAAAAAATATAAAAAAATGTAAAAATAAATAGTTAACTAATTAATTTACAGTTAATTAAGTTAAAACAAAAGTTATATTTTTTATGTTTTTATGTGTTCTGGTTACTTTTTAAATTGCATCCATATAAGAATACATATGCGAATACAAAAAATAAATAACATAAACAAGTGTATAAATAAATTTTATACAAATTATTTTAGCATAGATAAAAACTATATCAAATGTGAGGTACTATGTATTGCAAAGTACTATGCGATAGGGGATTATATTAAAGCCAAATAGGGGTTCATATTAAAGCCAAGTAATTAATTATCAATTAGTTATAGGGTTCATATTAAAGCCAAGTACCCGTTCATATAAAATCGAGATTAGTTGTTAAAAACTTTATCCCATCATATAAAACTTTTTTCGTATATTACCCATTCATATAAAATCGAGATAAAATGAAAGAAATCTGGAAAGAATATCCTTACGACAAAAGATACAAAGTATCAAGCAAGGGAAGGTTTAAAGGACTTAAAGGTCAAATATTAAAACAATATATCGATAAGTCTGGTTATCCAATGACTCATTTAGGTAAATATAAAATGAGGTCTCATTTATTTATAGCTGAAACATTTTTAGGTCACGTAAGATGTGGTCATAAGGTAGTTGTAGACCATATTGACAACAATCCACAAAACAATAGAGTAGATAACCTGCAATTAGTTACACACAGGGTAAACTGCTCAAAAGATAAGAAAGATAAAACAAGTAAATATACTGGAGTGTATTTTGATGAGAATAAATACAGAGCGCAGGCTTGTTTAGGAGGTAAGACATATTTCTTAGGAAAATACGACACAGAAGAAGAAGCATACATTGCAAGGATTGATGCTCTCCACGAATACAATGAATATATTAATGAATAACTTAATTAGAGTGGTTTTAAGCCACTCTTTTTATTTTCTACACTAACTATCCAACAAAAAAGAAAAGTGCCTTAGAATTAACTAAAACACTTTTTATTTGATTACAAAGAATAAAAGTCTTATGCTTTTATCTTCCAACTTATCTGTTGGTGTATTTCTTTTTCTAAACCTACTAATTCATCATCATCTAATTCAAGTTCTAATTCTCCACCATCTTCATCAGAACCAAAGTATTCTGGATATACCTCTACATCTACATTATAATCTCTAACATCTCCTTCATAATCTAAGTCTACATAAACATCTATTTTAACGAAGATGTATTCATTGTCTGTTGTTCCAATTTCATATTCATCTACTTTAAACACAAAGTCTCTGTCTAAAGCATCAAAGTTTTCTAATAAACTGTCTAATTTTAATTGTCCTGTAATTTTCATAATATATTGTTTTTAAATTCTATGCTAAACTACAAAATAAAAATATACCCTGCAAATATTTTAACACTTTTTAACTTATTGTAGGTAAATTAGAATCTGTTAGATTGAAACTAAATGGTTCAAATGGAACATTCCTTGTTCTTCTACATACAACATCAATACATCCAGTATCTTTATTTGCTTTAAGTGTGTACTGTAATTCTGCCTTTTTTTCTAACAGAGACCCCAAATGCCCCGTTGGTTTGTCAGAACCATAGTTACTATGTATAATAGTTACAATATGGCAATTAAATCTTGAGGTAACTTCCATTAACCACTGTACAACTAAGTTACTGTGCTTTAAATCATTTACATCAGAAACTAAATCAGCAATACCATCTATAACAACTAAACCAATCTTATCTCCATTATCAACCATTTGTTGCAACTTATATTCTATGTATTGTCTTCTTGTATTGTAGTTAAGTTCTCTTAAAGAGAATGTTTCATAGAAGTCTGGTATTTTATTATCACCAATCATATCAACAACTCTCATAAATACTCTCTTACAATGCCATTTACCTTGCTCTGTATCAAAATGTATTAACTTTCTATTTCCTCTATGTGCTTGTATATCTCCTATGTAAGATACATCTGCACCAGCATAAGCACCTGCAAGTAATGACATAAAGAATGTCTTATAACTCTTTGGTGGTGCTTGTACGAAACTAAAGTTACCATAAGTAGCTAAAGGTATATCGAATTTAGTTAATCCATTCTTACCTCTGTAAATCTTCTCTCCTTTTGTTAAGCAAACAGGAGGTCTATCTATTTTCTCTGTTAAATCTACAACACATTCATTCTTTTCATCTATGTATTGCATTAATAATTTATCTTCTTCTTCTAATCTAAGGTTATCCAAATTAATGTGCTTTAAAGGTTAATAAAAAATAGGGTAAGCCGAAACCTACCCTATACTCAATCCAGTTAGTTAGAATAGAAAATCATCATCATTATCTACCACAGATGCAGGTTGTGATTGCTCTTCCTTCTCTGCAAGAACAATATTTCCATCAGTCCAGATAACTTTTCCATTACCTAAGTAATTCTTAGGCTCTTTACCTTCTCTTTCTTCTTTTGATTGAGATACAAAGAAAGAAGCATTGTTACCAAACTTTGTTTCATCGTTAATACTTGCAGTAATGTTAATGTACTGCCCTTTTTTACCCTTGATAATCTTATCTTTAGGTAGTTTGCTTAAGTCTAAGCTGAAATTTACTAATGCACTCATAATTTCTGGTTTTAATTTAATTTATAATCCTACGTTAATTGTATTATCTATTTCTTGTACTAAGTGTCTAAAATCACTTCTTTCTCTTTCGCCTGTTACATCTACTCCATTAATAAGTAACCTGTAATGGTCTTTTTTGTCTGTTCTTTTTAATTCAAATTTATTCATATTATTTACTTCTTGATTGTAACATTTGTTTTACAGAGGCTGTAAGCGTATATTTCCTCTCTATCTGCTCTACAGTTACGCTACCATTTTTAACTGCCTCTAAAGCCTTCTTAAATGGTTCTGTATTGATTTTTAATTGAGGTTTACTACTTCCTTTATGGTCATTTACAGCATCACTATCTTTAGTATCATCTATTAATAGTAAGTTACCTAATGCATACTTCTTAGCATAAGATGAAGAACTACCAGTTCTTTGTGGGTTCTGCATACCTTTAGCATCAAAATCTAATATAGCATAAGCATCAGAACTAATACTGCTAACCTCTTGCTCTTCTAAATCATAGATTGTTGCTGTAGATTTAATAGCTAAATAACCACCTCTTTCAACTAATTCTTCTGTTATCTTAAACATTGTCTTAGTTTCTTTAGATATTGGCTTAATAGCCTCTAATATATCCTCTGCTGAACGATAATTGTAATTACCGAATTTGTTTCTTTGTCCTTTGTGAACGTGTAAAGTTGTTTGTATCAACTGTAGTTTTTCTAAAATGTTCATAATTTAATCTGCTATTGGTTTATTTAATATTTCACTTCTTACTATTCTTCTGTAGTCTTCTGGACAATCTTCATCAGATAACTCCAAGACATACCTTTCTAACTCTTTAACTCTCTTGTCTAACGCTTCTATACGTCTAAACTGAAAATCTACTAATTCTTTCATTCTCTTCTGTTTTTTTATTAATGTAAACTTGTTTCCATTCGTCTATTAACTTCAATATAATAGGACTTTGTGTTTTTCTGTAGTCAGAGTGTAGTTGTAATATATGTTCTCTTACTCTGTCTGTTGATTGTAATTTACTCATCGTTAAATAATTTATATTGTGATTCATCTAATTCTTCCCAAAAATACAATTTGTCTATTGTGTTATTAATGTCTTTATTAATCTGCTTTCTCTTTAGTAGAAGATTATCTAATTTTGTGTGTAACTTATTTATTTTAGAGTTTATCTCTTCTAATGTGTATGTCTTGCTACTCATAATTCTTATATTTATCTGCCATAGTTAAATAAAACTTATCATCTTTAGATAACTTTAAACTTAAATAATCATTCATTACATTAGTTCTCTTAACACCTCTTGGTAAATTATCTATAAGTTGTGCTAATCTCTGTATTAATAGTTTCTTCATAATTTATTGTTTTGATTATGATACAAATCTAAGGCTTTATTTCTTATTAATTGTTAAAGAAAACTTAAAAAAGTGTTAAAAGAATAATAACTCTGGTTTCTTAATATAGTTATCAGTGTCAAAATAAATACTTTCATTAAATAAGTGTATTCTTTCTATTCTATGAAGAATAAGTTGTTTTACAAGTCTAAACCTTTGATTAGGGTTAATACATCTAAATTTAACAGCTTTACCTAACCTATGTGCACTATCAGTATTTAATCTAATCTTATCTGCATAAGTCTTAGAAGTGTAACCTAACTCTATGAATGCTTGTAACCTTTCTTTTCTTAATGCTTCATCTAATATAAACACAGGTTCACTTTCCATAAACATTTTACCACTACCTAACTTATCTGGACTATCGAACATAGACCATTTAAGCACTTTTAAGCCTTCTGTATCCATTTCTTTAGTATAAGCATCTGTATAGTTTACTTCGTGCTGATACTTGATTAAATCCTTTCTTTTACTGTACCAACTCATAAGTATTATCTATCTATTCGTTCTCTAATATACTCTTTCTGCTTTTGCTCTAAATAAGCTATCTCTCTTTGCAGATAATCTAATGCTTTACGCAAGTCTTGTAATTCATCATCTTTTTTACCTGCTCTTGCTACGTATTTAAGTATGTTACCTCTGTTAAAGTTAAGAGCGTAATCTTTACACACGTCTATAATATCGTAATCTTTACCTGTTTCATAATGTAATTGTGTACTTCTCATATTTTTCTTGTTTTTAAGTATGCTACAATAAATAGCACTATTAATATTATTAATACTGTTTTCATAATTCTCTTAAATATTCTCTTATTCTTGATTCACTTAAATTAAGAATGTAAGCAATATCTTTAACAGATGCGTTATACTTTGATTTTAATAAGTTAGCTTTATTAGCTTTCTCTTGTGTTTCTGCGTTTACAATCTTTGTGTATTCTCCTGTTGCAGAGTTCCAATTTGTTCCTTTCATTTTATTTATATATTAATGTTATTGTTATTTCACACTACAAATCTACAGATTATTTTATTAATAAGTGTTAACGAAACGTTAAAAAAGTTTTTTCATTGAAGCAAGACCTTCTTTTAGCACATAACTATACTTTGTTATCTTACTGTTTTTATTGAAGTCTGTTGTCTTAGGACACTTAAAAGGTATTGGATTACTATTTAAAATAACACCTATATTTTTAGTTATATTAAATATGTATATCCCTTTTTCATCTGTAACAACATAGATGAATATTTTGTCTTTTAATTGAGATGACTGGTAGTTCTTAAACAGTTTAAGGCATTCTATTAGCTTATCACTATAATACTTTCTTCTGTTCTTTATCTCAACAATATAATTACTATCTTCAGCATCATAGGAACTAAAACTATCCTTACAAAGAATAAGATTAGTTCCATAGTTACTGTTTATGAAATCTATAGTTGATTTCTCGTTCATTAATTAAATTCTTTCAAAAATTAGACCTTTAACTTCTTTATATATTCCTCTTAAGTGTTTTGATAAGTAGCTATTGTCTATATTGTAATACCTACCAGCTTCTCTCACACTAAAGAACTCCTTACCATCATTAACACATCTAACACCGTGCTTTACGCACGGATTATTTTCTCTGTTTCTTTTCGATGTACTATTTGATAGTTTTTTTATGTATTCTACATTACTTCTAAAAGACTCTACTTGCTTTTTTATACTCAACGGAGTGTGATTACTAACACCTTTTCTCATTTTAGACATTTTCTTTCTTGTTTCTTCTGAGAATCTTGGATGGTCACCTCCAGAAGAAAGATTACATAAATTACTAAGTCCTATCTCTGAAATTATAAACTCTTCTAACTCTAAGGCTTCATCAATAGATAGTTTACTTGCAACAACATCAACAATGTAACCGTATTTGTTAACAGTATTAACCCAGTGATTAGTTCTTCCGTGTTTATGTTTAGCTCTTTTTAAACTACCCATACCAACATAAAAAATCTCATTATTTGTTTTTTTTCTATGCAAGTAAACTACCTTATTGTTCATACTACTTAAATTTAGATTTCTTCCCGTATTTTTCTAATTGCATTGGTACAGCTATAGCAGTGTGACCACCTATTACAACTCCACAGCCGATTGCTGGTTTTTTACCAGCTTTAGCGTAAGCGAAAGCATATCTCTCGTGGTCTATTCCACACCCACACTGTAGTCCAAAAACTCTTGAGTTATTACCTACCATATACTCTGAATAAAGCTGAGTATGCAAGTGACCTTGAACTGTAGACTGCATATCCATCTTAGCCCTGCTTCTGGCAGTACCACCTTCACCGTGAACATACTTAACACCATCAATCTCTGTAGATACTTTAAAATCCCAATTAGGCACCTCTAAAACATCATTATAATCTTTTATCCACTTCTTAGGTATACCACCTGTTTGTGCCTTACGAGCCACCATACGAGTATGATTACCTATCATAACTTCAACGTTAGGAAATTGCTTATAATACCTATTTAATCTCTTGATAGCTAAATCTAACTCATCTCCACCACCTAAACCATCAGCATCTGTTTCGTGATAGCTTGAGTAATGATTATCAATCTCATCTCCAATATGTATAACTCTATTACAATTATACTTATTGTAAGTATCTACTAAGAAGTCTAAATAAGTATCTAAGTCAAAAGGACAATGTGTGTCTCCTATAACTAATACTCTTGATTCTTGATTGTTCTGCCTGTAATTCATAAGCATTTGTTCTTCGTCTTTAGATAGACGATACCTGTTTGAACGATTCATACTGTTTGATTTTTTTTACGTTAGTTACTAATTTTAACATTTTTTTACATTCATTAAATTTATCTTTAGCTTCATCTTTATAGAACTCTAAAAATAAACTATAAACTCTTCTGATTAAAGCAAACTCTGTTTTAGCACCTTTAAGTATTTTATGTGCTTTAGCTTTACCATAACCTTTAAAGTATTTTACATTATCAGCAGTATCTCCCATTATCATTTGAT